GCATATACACCAGATCTGATTTGTGACAACAAACTTTGGTCTTTCGTTGTTGTAAGAGACAATACTTTAAAATTATTACTGGAGTTTTTTAATTCAACAGAAGATTGTACGGCACCATTGTAATTATATTCATTTCCATATCTCTGTTGTTTTAGCAACTTATCAGCAGAAACATAATGAAACTTCGACTTAGTTTCATAGATGAAATATCCAGGATTTGATACGCTAGAAGGAACCGTTGCCTTTGCCAACATAAACAAAATATCAAACGGTCTCTTATTCATACCAGTAAATGAATATGAATTTGCCGAAGGATCTAGGTCAATTTTGTTTTTGTCAATAGTAAGAACTTCTGTGAGAATTTTTTGAACAGAGTCTGTAATTTTCCCTTTGTAGTGTTTTGTGATTCTTGTAGTTTCATTCAACCACCCAATGCGAGAAATAAATTTAAGAATTATTGTTTCACTTGTAGAACTTTTATCAAGAATACTCACATCTGTAACATAAAGTCTCTTAAATGGGTCGGTTGAAAAGTCTAGAAGATTAGTCTCATTACCAACACCCGCCCTAATCTTTGCTGTAATTACACATCCAGCACTAAGTGGTAAGAAGTTATAAAGAGATCCACTTCTCTGTTGATTATCTTCTGTGGATTTGGTAGCATCAATCGTGCTTACAATAACAACATTTCCAGTAATGTAAGGTGAGAGTATAGTTTCATAATAGTTGAACCTTGTAACTCTAAACTTACCACTATAAGCATCCACAGCATTAGAACCATCCTGTGAGATTATCTTGAATTCTTCGTATTTAACGTCTTGTGCTTCTAACATTATGGTATATTGTTAAGTGAGAATGCTGATCTTGGTTTTGTAATGTCAAATAAAACAGGAACCTGAATTGGTGATGCGTTACCAGAACTGATAGGAGGAGGTGGTGCTTGTGTCACAATAGGTAATAATAAAAGTTTGGTTTGTGGATCATCTACTGAGGTATCTATACTGAGTGGTTTCTTTTCAAGTCCTTTAAGTATGGCAAGTGTTTTCTTAGCTTCTCTTTCTTGTTTTTTCCTCTCTGCTATTTTTTCTTGCTGTCTCTTTAGTAAAGAAGTTTCATCATCTGGACCAGAATTTAAATGGTTCAATGTATATTGAACACCATTGGATTCGATAATAACTCTATTGCCATATCCATCACCACGATTTGGAATAAATTGAACATACTTCAGTCCACCTTGTAGTGTTATCTTTTGATCTGGATCTCCAGCATAATCTTCTCCTCGGTGCATACTACCCCATCTCATCCCAATACCAGAGGTAAATCTCAATCTTTGTGTCATTGGAATGCCACTTACAAGAATATTATTCTTAACAGAGTCTGGTATAGACGCTCCTGGATTTGTGTAATTCTCAATATGAATATGAGATCCACCAGGTCCTGCTGGCACAGTTTTTCCAGTATATCCAACAGATCCAATTACTTCATCTGATCTTACAGCAACTGGTGTTAAATCAGATGCTGGTCTTGTTCTTGGACCTTCTCCTGGGTTTTCATTTGGTCTTTCGTTACCATCTCCACCAAATTTTTTAATAGTTTTTAGAGTTTTGACAATATCTTCAAACTTACTCATATTCTTATCATATAAATCAGTAGTTTCCTTGTTCTGTTCGGAAGTCTTAGAGAAAAGTTTTACTGGATTTGTTTTTTCATTACCAATTGTTGTCCTCTTTGGTTGTTGATTTGCCCGAGACTGTTTATTAACTGCTCCACCTTTGTTTCTCTTTTGTATTTTTGGAATGCTACCTTCTGGTGAACTTTGTGGTGGTGATATCTGTGGAGACGCTTGTGGAGTTTGTTGAGGGAACATATTCCCTGGTGCCATTGGAGCAAAAGGCATCTCTGGAATAACGATACCATCAGTATCAATCTCACGATCTAATCCACGTAGTTCTTTTTCTGATTGTTGTATATTTTTCTTAGCATCATCTGGTTTGAAAAGAGAAGATATACTGTTATAGACTGATCCTATTCCACTTGCTATTACTCCAAGTGCCTTAACAGTTCCAACAACAAATGGTCCAACAGTTTTTATAAAAGAGGATACTTTTTCAATAATTATAGGTAACTTATCAACCAGAAATCCAAGAACAAGATAACCAAAGAAATTTATAATACGATCTTTGATACTCATCACCATTCCACCAACACCCGATAGAATTTTTTTGCCAAATCCCATTCCTGGTTTAATTTTTGTTTCTGCCTTTTGCTCTGCCTCTGCTCTTCTTCTGTCCTGAACTTCCTTACCAATTAATGCTGTTTTTTTAGAGTCAATTCTTCTAACTTGAGTATTAGATTTGATAAGAAAACTTTTAATGTTAGTAACATTAAGTTTTAAATTTTCTACTTGAGTTGTGGTGTTTAGTTCTTCCATTTATCAACTCCCGTATATTCCAAGTTCCATCATCGCATAAGCAACGTAGAAGTTTGATGGGTCTTCAGCATCAACCATTGGCATTGAACTACCTCTAGATGGTGGAGTTGCCATAGTTCCAGAAGGTGACATAGTTTGATTTCCGCCACCCATGTTCATTGGTGGAAGAACCGCCAATGATGATCCCGATGAAGGTCTTCTCAAATCTTTGGTTGCTCTTCTTGGTTGCTTCAAATTAACACTAATTTGTCCAACAACTCCCGCAGAATTTATTTCAATTCCAGATTGAGCAGAACCCATTAGGTTGCCAACTTTTAGTTTTGGCATTGAGCGAAGATTACCACCACCATATATGCTTTGATATAAAGCAGGATCAGACTCTTTCAATTTCATCTTTTTAACAAAATCATCATAATCTTTCAAAGTGGTTTCAAACTTTTCATTTGCTGCTTTGAATATTTCATTATTTTCTTCTTGCTTCTTAAGGGCACCAATCATCATAGTATAAAGTTGTCCACCATTATAAATGACATCATCAATGAATGGTCCAAATTTTTTGCTTTCATCTCTTGGAACAACCTTTTCTCCAGGAGTTGCCAAAAGTGGGACAATATCTCTATTCACATTTGGTCCAGGAACAGTTCCACCTCTATTAAATTCTAAACCAGAACCTTCCTGATTTTGCTCTTGCCCACTTGTTACAGCATCATAAATTGAACCAGCAAGAATATCACCAAGTAATCCTCCCCATATTGGACCACCAAAAGGAAGTAGTGGTGGGAAAGAACCTAAAGCAGTTCCTAATGTGGCACCAATTGCTTTTGCTGCTGCTCTACCCAATGGTTCTCCAAGAGCAAGGGATACTGCAAAATCAATTAAACCACCAATAAGTGGTATTCTTTTAAATATCGGTCTCAATAATTTTCCAAGACCTTTGGCACCGGGACCCATTCCGATTGCCTTCATTGCACTATTACTAGCCCTTTTAAATCCTACATCAACACCTTGAAGTGCTCTTGCTACTGGATTTTTAGTTCTTGTTACAACATCTAAATCTATCTTTTGCCGTGCGCCACCACCATCAGTTTTAGTAGGTCCTGTTCTTCCGCCAGTTCCAGTATAAAAAGATCTAGTTTCTCTACCTATTGTTACACCCCTTCTTCCACCTGAGGCATTTCGAAATAATCCACCACCAGTTCCGCCAGTTCCGCCAGTTCCACCAAAACCACGCCCAGTCGCAAATCTAGAAATACCACGGAGAAGACGGTAAAGACGTGTAATCTTTCTAACAACTCTAAGAACAAGAACACCACCAATAACCATCAAAATGGTATTGGCATGTTTTGATAGGAAATCAAAAAATCCTTGTATCTTTTCTATACTACCTGGTTTGCTTAACCACTTCAGTCCCTGATTGATTAAAAATCCACCAACCAGTGCTCCAAAGAACTGAAGTATTCTGTCGAATATATTCTTTGTTGGAGCAATAATTTTATCTACAGTTTTGCCAATCTTTGATCCAAGTTTATTGACAGTCTCTGCGCCTTCTTCTGCTTTACCCCTTTTTCTCTTATCGGTGGCACTTCTTATTTTCTTTACTTCATCTTCTTCTTTTGCTATTCTATAAGCAAAATCCAAAGAAAGTTGTTTTTGAATTTCTACAAGAATATTATTAGTCTCTACTAAAGTCTGTTCTATAGGAGCAGACTCTTTCTTTAAGTATTTTGGATCTACATAACTAGCGCGAGCACCAATCTGCATTCCCTTTGGAATTTTGATTGTAGTCGATTTACCTACCAGTGGTGACTCGCCACGAAATATTGAGGAAGAAACTGTTGTTTTTCCTAACTTAGGTTTTGCCTTTAGTGATGGTGCGGTAAATGCCTGACTACTAAATGCCACTCTGCTGCTGTTTTAGATTTTCTTCTTCAATGTACTGTTGGAGAAGAGTAACATAAATTTCTCTCTCCCACGGTATCATATTTTCAATCTCCGTCAAACTATATTTATGGTGCTGAATGAGAGCAAAATTTGTTCTATAGTAGTTTTCCAGGCTTTCATGCGCCATCGCTAGCTGAAAAAACTTGCTAACCCTTCTAGAACAACTTCACTTTCAACACCTGTCTCTGGATTTTTAACTTTAACAGTATGTGTAAGTTTTGGCATCGTATTGAAAAACTCTTCAATATCCTTGAACTGTTTGGTGTTCATCTGTTCGATAAAATCTCTCAGTTCTTTCTTAGTACAGTCAGAAGCACTCCAAGACTCATCTTCTGTGAATACTTGACCAATACAAGCAACAATAACTTCAAGTGATTTGTCAACATCACTTCCAGTCTCATTATACTCGAAGTTGTTCTCAACGAACTGAGCAAGAGAAGGATATTTCATTTGGATTGAAAGATTATCATCCAATTTAACAACATTTGAATGTTTTGGATCCTTTTCAACTTTAATGGCATCCAAATCAATTTCAACTTTTACTTTAGTTACATTATCATCTGGACAGGTAATATTAACTTCTACTGTTTCACCAACAGAACGAGCACGAATATTCAGGAAGAGATACTCGATATCAAATGTTGAAAGATCATCAACTTTTACACCGCGTGTGCTAATACAATCAGTGATAACTGTTTTAATAGCACTTGAAATTTGTTTCATATTCTCAGACTCAAGTGCCATGATGAGAATTTTTTCTTCTCTTACCAGAAAGGGACGGTACTTAATTGTCTTTCCGGTAGAAGGTAGTTCCAACTCATATGTTGGCGTAGATATCTTTGGTAAAGGCATAATAACCTATAGAAATTCAGTTAAAATTATTTATTACTATTTTTAAAGTCCCCTTGGACCAGTTACACTTTCTCTCAATTTTCTGTCTCTGGCAGCATTTATGTTATTGGTAGATTGGGCTAATCCTTTGCTATACTCATCATACCATTCTTGATCACTTAAAAGTCCCGGGAATGGTCTCTCTACTGGTTTATTTGTTACTGGATCAATAGGTATAACTGGCGATGGACCTACTCCCTGAACACCCTGAGCACCTTGTACATTGGAAGTAGATCCTCCTCTTCCTTGTTCAATAATATATCTGTCGTAGGCAAAAGAAACTGTTACCTTTAAAGTATCTGCTGGACCATAAGAAACAGGAATAGCAGACATTGATTTGGGAAAAGCATTAAAAAATTGATACGTCAACATTGGAGCATTATTTTTTTTAGTGTCTCTTTCAAATTTAATAATATTAAATCCAGATTGACACTTATAACCTGTTGGTCCCTCAGGATAATTAAATCTTCTATAGTAGCGATAATCAGTTTCTTCAAATCCTTGTATATTATTACCAGAAATATAATCCATCCACCCCTCAAAAACTTTAATCATTTGATAGTTTTTATCAACATAAAAAGTAAAATCACTATCAATATAAAGTCTTGTATGAGCAAACTGCTGATTGACTCCGTGAAAATTATCCTTTACTTCTGCTGTGGCAAATGAACTTGTTGGAAGTGTCGCATCAGCACACATTAAACCAGCCTGCTCATTAATCCAATTAGATGGAACTCCATATCGTTTAGCAATATGTTTTTTTACAACATCAGGAATACCTCCAATATTAACCTGATAATAATTTGTAAGAGATGGTTTAGCAATGTCCTTAGATTTAAGGACACTCATCTTGGGTTCTTGATATGTTGCTTTTGGCGATGCCATCTAAATATCTCTAATGGATCCTACATTATTAAGTATTTAGATGTCATATAAGGGAAAATTTCAACCATCATACCCACAAAAATACAAAGGTGACCCAACAAACATAATCTATCGTTCTCTTTGGGAGCGAAAGTTTATGGTCTACTGTGATAAAAGTCAAAACATTCTAGAGTGGGGAAGTGAAGAAATTGCCCTTCCTTATCGTTCTCCCATTGATAATAGAATTCACAGATATTTTCCCGACTTCTATATTAAAGTACGAGAAACGAGCGGTCAAATCAAAAAATATATCATCGAGATTAAACCTAAAAAGCAAACAGTTGAACCAAAAGTTCAAAAGAAGAAAACAAAAGGATATATTTACGAAGTCTACGAGTATGCCAAGAATCAGGCAAAGTGGAAAGCAGCACGAGAATTCTGTAAAGATAGATTATGGGAGTTCAAAATCATCACAGAAGACGAACTAGGTATTAAGTAATGCCGAGAAAAACTCTTAAACAGAGAAAAGAAAAATATCCAACAGAGAACGAAGTTAATCGAATTCGTTCCGTAATGGATAATATTGTTGGTATGGAAGATCCCGATGATGTGATGATGGAACTTATGAGCACCATACCCGAAAGTGGCAGAGCACCAAGTGCTGGAAAGTATTATGCCTTTGTTTATAATCCCAAGACTCCTAACATAGTGTATGATCAAAATCCCCTAGTTGCCGTCACTGATGTATTCGAATGGGGATTTCGTGGTCTTAATTATCACTGGGGTCAAATGCGCCAATACACTTGGAATGAAATCCCAGGGCAGTTGTATGAAATCTATCCCGAAGAACTTGCTGATGCCAGAGAACTGCCTTTTATGAAACAGCGTCTAAATAGTTAAAAAAGTAGCCGAGATGGCAGCAGAACCAGCATTTAACTATAGATACCCTAAAAGTACTATTGATAATTCTCAAGACTTTATTCAGTTTAACATATTTAAGTATGTTAGGGGAAGTAGAGATATTAACGTTTTGAAAGGAGTTGATGCTTCAAACCCAGCACCAGCACCAGGTCAAAAACCCGATCCAACCCTTACAACTTATGGTTCTTTTGAAGAGGTAACAATAGCAAACACTACTTTAATTGGTGGCGGCGCAAAAGGAGATTCTCAAGGAAGCATAATTTTACCAATTCCATCACAATTATCAGACACAAATGCTGCTAATTTTGGTGAAAGTTCACTAAATTCTTTTTATGCTGCTGCTATATCTTCAACACTTGGTATAACTGGAGCACAGGGTCCAAAAGAGTTTATAGAAAATATAGGAAAAATGGCAGTAAGTGCTTCTAATGTTGCCAATGATCCACAAGTTGCTAGCATATTAAAACTATTTACTGCACAACAAGCAGTTAGTGCTCTTGGTGCTAATATTTCTTTTGAGCAGTTATTTGGACGAGCAACTGGTTCCATTATAAATCCAAATATGGAACTGCTATTTAATGGTCCAACACTAAGGCAATTTAAGTTTCAATTTAAATTCACTCCAAGAAGTCAACCTGAAGCAAAGGAAGTAAAAAATATTATAAAAAGTTTCAAAAAGCATATGGCACCAAGTGGAAGAGATACCAACTTTTTAAAGACTCCGGATGTTTTTGAATTGTCTTATCGAGGAAAATCAGCTGAGTATTTAAACAAATTTAAACTTTGTGCTCTCACAAATATGAGTGTCAATTACACTGGTGAAGGAAACTATGCGACATATAGTGACGGTGCTCCTGTTTCTATGATTATGGATTTAGCATTCCAAGAACTATCGCCAGTTTATCGAGAAGACTACGATGGAGTAGGAGGAGTAGGTTACTAAAATGGGATACTTTAGAGAACTTCCAAATCTATTATATCCTTCTTATCAGTCTGATAAGAATTCATCTCTTAACTACATTGAGGTTAAAAACCTCTTCCGTAGAGTCAAACTAAGAGACGATCTTCAAAATGTTTTAACTCTTTTCAATAAGTATGAAGTTCCAGAAGGATCAAGACCAGAACTTATTGCTGAAGAAGTTTATGGAGATCCAGAACTTGATTGGGTGGTTCTAATTACGGCAGGAATTATTAACGTTCGAGATGATTGGCCTCTTTCAGATCGAGATCTCTATAATTATTCCTACGAGAAATATGGAACCGATTTGAACGCAACCCGCTTTTATGAAACTACAGAAGTTAAAGACTCTAATGGTCGTTTAATTCTTCCCAAAGGAAAAGTAGTTGACGGCACTTTTACAATTCCAAATCCTGCTGATCCAACGGCAACTCTAAATCCAGTTACTGGGATTAGTAACTACGAGTATGAAGTTCGTAAGAATGATAAAAAGAGGAGCATCTACATATTAAAACCAAGATACTTACAGCAGTTCTTGAATGATATGAGAGACATCTTTACATATCAAAAATCTTCTCAGTATATCAACGAAAAGTATATTCAAACTGAGAATCTAAACATCACTCTTCCATAAGAGTTCTAGTTTCTTATCAAACATCATAACGTATCGGTGCTTGCGGGAGCGTTCTTTCCATTCTCCCTCGGCACCTTTTATTTTACCTCTTGAATGCTTGGTGCCATCGGCATAGTAGAAATCTTTTTTAGGGTCTGTGAGACCTGCATATTTAAAGTTACAAGCACGATAAATTGTACCAGAATGGTAATCTGAATCAGCATAAGAAATGATTGCTTTAACTTCAGTATCTTTCCGAAGTTGTCTAATCGCTCGTGACACAAACCAAGAAGTGATGTTATATTCGCATGACTGCGTATCAGGGTGAACGCAAAGTCTTGAGAGTTCGAAGAGTCCTTGTTGTTCATTACGTTCTAATCCAAATGCTCCTTGTGCGACTTCGGGAACGGGGAGTCCAGTAAAAATACAGACTCCCTTGATACCACCGATATTCAGTGGACTGAAATCATTGCTCTCATACAGACCGTAGTTGTATCCAGACTTAAAGGACTTCGAAAAGTCCTTAAGATAATGAAACCGCAGAAGTAACTCTGCGGCTTCGGATTTACTTACTCGATCGATATGGTAATTAGATTTCACTTGAACAGTAAGTTAATGTATGCTGCCACAACTAAAAGTGTGAGGCAGATTTGGTTGTAATTCACTCGTCGGCAAGACGTGCGAAGTACGAGAGAGCATCATCATCCTCATCTTCATCAGAGGAAGAGGAAACGGTGCGAGTAGGTTGAAGAGTGTTCAGTTCATCACGGAGATCTTCAGTGAGTTCACGGGTAGAACCACGGGTGGTTTCTTCCTCATCAAACTCTTCGGGATCCTGATAGCGGGGAGTGCCCTTGTTACCCAGCACATAGTCCAGGCGCTTCTTCAGGGAGTCGTAGTCCTTGAACTGATCAGCAGCAACGAGTTCAGCAAGAGAATACTGCTTTTTCCACACTGCTTCCATGGCATCATCATCGTCCAGGAGAGCATCGGGGCGAGCAAACTCAGAAGAATCATAATTACGATAACCAGCAACGTTCTTTGCCTTCAGTTTGAAGTTAGCACCTTGCCAGAAATCGAACGGATCGATTGCTTCCTCGTCCTCAAA